AGCGGTCGCGTTCGTGGGCGATGAACCAGTCTGTCACCCGGTCTGCATCCGCCCACGGCAGATCGATGACATCCCACCGATCAGACGGCAGCGCCATCACCTTGGCGCGCACCCCGCCATCACGGACGGTGCTGCTGTAGCAGGTGCCACGTACCACGAGCTCGCAGTGGCTGTACTGGCTGCCTGTCCACCAGCAGATCAGGCGGTTGAGCCAGTTGCCGGGAGCCTTGTAGAGGGCAAGCTGCACGCTCATAAATCCTCCGCAGCGATAAACAGCGCATCCAGTCCAGCCGCATCCAGGCCGATTGCCGTCGCCAGCGCGATCAGCGTTGGCCGGTTGCGTTCGAAATCCTGCGATTTGTCCCACTCCGCCTGCACCATCGCCCGCTGCACCGGGTCGGCAATCGCATCAATGGCCGGCTGCACCAGATGCAGCTTGTTGACGGATATCAGCGCCTGCACGGCTTGCCGGGCAGTGACTTTTTCCGGCACCCGCGCCACGATCTGGCTGCCGTCGTAGCGGTAGCGGTGCGCCTGGCCGATATCAAAGCCATCCAGCACGTCCACCAGCAAATCGGGAGTCGGAAAATCATCCCCGACCAGCGCGGCGATTTTATCGCCTTGGATTACGAGTTTCATGTTTGGCTCCGGTTAAGCATCGCAGCGCAGCAGGCCGATGTAGACGGCTGCGCTGGGTACGCTGAACGTCGCACGCACTGGGCCGTTTACTGGTGTGGCCTGATCCGAATCGGCTGCGTTGGTATCTGGCGCCGAATCGGTTAATAAGTTTGACGGCAGGCTCGACGTCCCGCGTAACGGCGAAAAAGTGAAGGGCGCCACGCCGACATACGTCGAACTGACTCCCAGCACGATGTACGCCCGGCCCTCTGTGGCCACGTCAAAGGGTGTACCGCCAGGGCTGGGAGAAGTGATCTGCTTGTTTGCGTAACCGCCGGCTGCGCGGCATGCGCTCATCGCCGTGGCCGATGCCTTGATGGCGATCAGCGCATTGTCGCTGCCCCATGCCGCCATCCGCGCTGCCGTGTGTTTGACGAATTCCGCCATTGCGGTGGCCGATGCGGTCACGGCCGTCATCGTCACGGCGGATGCCGCCATGCGTTTCGCCGCGCCGTCGCTGGCGCACAACAAGGCAAACTCGCCCCGTCGCGCCGTCGAACCGCTCAATTGTGTTTCCAGCTGCGACCCGCTCAGCGTGCCGTTTTCCAGCGCTGTCAGCGTGCGTAATGCCCGAACCATGCTCATGACCTACTCCTTGTTGATTACCGTGATTTGCCAGTCGCCCGCGCCGAAGCCGCCGGTTGACACGGAATTGGCATTGCCGATGTACACCGTGACCGTGCCAGTCGCCGTCACGCGGGCATACAACGTGATGGTGTTGAGTGTGGGATCGGTCGGCGGCGTGGCTATGACAGATGCACCCACAGCCGCCCCTGTCACCGTGACGGTGAAGGTTGTGTTGGAATTGATTGCCAGCGTGAAAGCCGACTGCGCCGATGTCTCCTGCAGGAAGCGCGCCGCGAACGATTCGGCCTCATCCAGACGAGCGGCCTGATCATCCTCGGCCATCAGCGTCATGGCATCCACCACATCCCAGCTTGGGCAAACCAGCAGCCAATAGCCGCTGGCGGTGGCAAACGCGGTTTCATCATCGTCCGGGCCTTCATCTACGCCGGGCGCGTACCGGAACAAACCAAGGCCATCCACCATGGCAAAGTCACCATCGCTAGGCGCCGTGCTGCGCAGATCGGCGCGGTTGTCGTAGCTCACAGTCAGCACCCGCAGATCGAGCACCCAGCCGTTGCCGGCGCCGTTGACCTTGAGCCCGCGCCCGGCGTCGGCGGCGATAATCGTTGGCATCACCAGCGACCCGGCGGAAGACGCGGCGGCGGCGGCGCTGCTTGCGGCAGCGGTGGCGTGATATTTGGCCGAATACTCGCCGCCCGATACCGGCGTTGCCATCTGCGTGGCCCAGCTATTGGCGAGCGTGGCGCTGATGGATGCGGCTTGCGCATGGTATTTGGCGCTGTATTCGCCGCCCGATACCGGTGTGCCAAGTTGCACGGCCCAATTGTTCGACAGCGTGGCGCTGCCCGCTGCGCTGCCTGCGCTGCTGGCTGCGGCCTGCGCATGGTATTTAGCGCTGTACTCGCCACCCGATACCGGGACGCCAGTTAATACCGCCCAGTTGTTGGCGGTGACGGCGCTGGCGGCGGCGGAATTGGCTTGGGTCAGCGAAAAATTGCCAACACTGACAATATTGGCCAGCGATGGCACATACCGCGTGCGGTGCCCGCCATTTGCCAGACCGGTGGACGGGTTGCTGTCGTCGGTGATGGTTGTGCCATCGCCACCGACTGCGGGGTCAAAATAGACACTGCTCATCAAAACACCTCGCGCACGTTCATGGTCGAGCTATAGCGCCCGCCCCCTTCGTTGACCACTTCGCCCAGCGACACAAACCGGGCAACAAACGCGAGCCTCGGCTTGTTCGCCAGGTCGGCATAATCAGGGTCAATCAGCAGCTCTCCGCTGATGCCAAGCATGTTCTGCATATCCACCAGCCGACCGTAGGCTTCATCTTTATTCAGCGCCGGGAATACAAACCGATGCCCGCGAGGCTTTGCCCCAAGGTCGAAATACTCGCTGCCGCCCAGAGATGACATGACATCCGTTGTGTCCTCCATGCCCTGCGCCGCGCCGACTACCGGGCCACGTTCCGGCTGCCAGACATCTGCCAGAAACAGCCGGCCAATCTGGATGTAGCCATCGCTGTTGCTGGTGTCGTCCACTTCCACGCGCCAGTACTGCAGGCTGGGCAGGCTGGCCACGCGATGAATAAAGGGCGACTGGTAACCGGCGCGGGCCTGATCGCTGAGGGTGCCGAGCCAGAAGTTGTCGTCTTCCCACTCCAGCAGCTCGGGCGGGATCATGCCGGACGGCCAGACATCTACCCAGCCGCTGTCGTAAAGCGGGGTTGCAAAGTCGCTGGCGTCGTCGCCACGCACGCGCACCTTGGCCACCACGGTCAGGTTATGGCCGATCAGCGACAACATGCCGATGCGCCGCGCGCGGCCGAGATTGATGTCAAACTGGGTGGCGGCGGTGGTTGTGCCGCTGGAGCGCGCCACTTTGGCAATCAGCCGGTTTTGCAGATTGGCCAGCGGCAGCGTTGACAACCAGGTGCCGCCGGATAGCGTGCCCTCGTCGCAGCGGTTGCCGTAGGCGATTAAAGTGCGTGATGCCATATCAGCCCCAGAGAGTTAAATCGAGCACACCGCCACGAAGGTCGGTGCGAATGGATGTGACGCGCATCAGCCGGCCGGCGTCGTAGCCATAGCGCGGCACCTGCACCGATACCACCGAGCCGAGATCAACGGCGCCGGCCAGATCGGCATCGAGCGCCACGCGCACCGACAAGGTATCGCGCCGCACCTTGTATAACGTCAGCAGGCGTGTGGCTTCGGTTTGCGCGGCCGTGGCGTCGGCCAGATGGGTTTCGACTTCGAGCGTGTCGGCCAGTGCGTGCAAGGTTTTTACGCTGATGTCGCTGGCGGTGACCTTGCGCGCTGGCTGCGTCAATTCGGCACGTCGAGCAGCGCTGACGCTGCCCGCCAAGTCGCTGGCCTGCGTCACGCCAAACGGTTTGTAACTGAGATTGACCTGCCAGACGGTGTTGGGCGCATCGCTGCTGGCGATGCGGTCGATCTTGATGATTTCCACCGGCGTCAGCGTGGCCACTGGCGTGCCGCTGGGCGCTTCGAATCGTTCCAGCCGGAACTTGCCGAGCCGATCCACACCCCACCATGCGCCAACCGAGCCGAGCACGTTGTCTAGCGCCTGCTTGGCTGATGTGCTGCCGCTGAGCCAGTAACCGACCTCGGATGCCGCCGCGGTATCGAGCGCGGTGATATCGCTACTGCTGATGTCGCCCGCACTGATGCCCGCATCGAGCATGATCTGCTTCGCCAGTTGCGCGGCGGTGCGATCTGCCGAAGTCGCGCCGTCCACTGCATCGCAAGTGATTTGCCCTGCCGGCGCGGAGCCAATGCGGAACATGCCGCCCGCGAGCCAGACGCGATACTGGCCGGCGCTGGGTGCGTTGGTTTCCATGTCGGCTTGGCTGGCGTAGGCCGACCCGGCTGTCAGCGCGGCGCCACGGTCGTACACTGCAGACACTGACTGCAACGCAGCATCGCTGATCTGATAAATCAGGCGACTGGTGTTGACCAGCACCGGCTCCAGATTCCAGCCATAACCATACAGGCGCGGTTTTTCGCGGCCTTTGATATCGCCGGCCACACCCTCAACCCCGGAAGGTAGGGCGTTGTTGCCCGCGTAGGACGCAGTCTGCAGCGGCTTGTCCAACTCGGCCTGACGATCCCGCAGGCTGATGGTCAATTGGCCCCAGCTAAAATCCGCTTGCGCCATGGTGCCCTGCAATACCGTCGTCCAGACCGTCGACTGCCAGGGGCGAAGCGTGCCGAGTTTGATAACGATGCCGAGCCCGTCAAAACCGTAATCAACCAGTCCATCCAGCCCGCCATCGATGTTGACCATGACCAGCTCGCCATAACCCACCCGCGTGGCGCCGCGAGTGCCGCCGCCGGATGCCAGCGAGCGATGCATGTTCGCCGGCTGTTCGATGCGTGGCTCGTAAAAGGTATGCGCTGGGCTATCGCTGGCGCCGCTGGTGTAGCCGGTGCCAGTGCAATAGCGCAGCGTGCGGGCGCCGGGCAATGCGGGATCGTAGGCGGTGATTTCCGCGACATAAATCTGGCTCATTGCCCCGCCCTCGTCAGCCGCGCTTGATCTTCCATCGCTGCCAGTCGCTTGCTGACTTCCGCCAGCTTGGCGTTGCTGGCCGCCAGTTGCTGATGCATGCCGGCGTAGCTCTGCTGTTGCGCCTGCCGCGTGGCCCGCAGCTCGGCCAGCATTTCGGCCTGCAGTCCGCTGTCGGGCTGACTGCCGATGCCGTATTTACGCAACTGCGATGCCGTGGCGGCGGGGATGATCATTTCGCCCTGATGAATCTGCGCAACCTGATCCTGCGGCACAAACGGGGTGCCGACAGCGTAGCTTGGCAGTTTGACGCCAAACTCCGACTCCCACGTCGCTTTGAAAGCGGCGATGCGCTTGGCCAGATCCAGCGCTGACTCTCCGGCGCGAACATAGGACGTAGCCCCGCCGGCGTCGGTGAACTGGGCATTGTTGCCCTCTAGCCGCATCAGCGTGCCGCCGGCATAGGCCTGTACAAACCCGGCACTGGTATCAGCAAACCACTTATCGACCATCGCCTGCACATCGGCCAGCTTGCCCACTGCGGCGGTGGCCGTGCTGCGATCCGCGCCAGCGTAGCTTTTCTGCAATAACTCTTGCGCCTTAGCGGCAAAACCGGTCAAGGTCTGGTTCATGGTCTGCAGCTGCGTGACACTGGCCTTGCTGGCGTCGGCAATCGACTGCTGCAGCGACACCTGAGCCCCGGCATATTTCAGCGATTTATCCAGAGCGGCATCGGCGCTGGCGCGGTCCTGCTGGAATGCTTCGCTGCTGGCGTTGTAATCGCGGCTGGCGCTGAGAAAATCAGATGCGATCTGCCCCAGATTGCCGGCGGCCTCCAGATTTCCGCCCTGGGCAGCGGCACTGGTGGTTGCGAATTGAGTCTTCAGCAGGTTGTAGCGCGCCTCTGGCGACAAGCCAGATAGCGAGCCAGAGCGGATATTTTCCAGCGACGACTTTATCGATTGCGCCGCAGACTTCCAGCCTGACGCAGCAGTGGCCGCTGCATCTGCTGCCGTTTGCGCAGCGGTGATAGCGCCATCGCTGATCGAGCCGAACAGCTTGTCGATAGCCGCCTGGCCTTCGCCCATGTAGCCGGACTGCGATGCGTTCAGATCAATGCCGGAGAAATAGCCCCGCGCAGCCGTGTTGCGTGCGTTGTTAATCGCGACGATGGATGCATCAGCCGCAGCGGTGGCCGCCGTCTGGATATATGCAAACGCGCCAGAGACCTTCCCGAGCGTAGCAATCAGCGACTGCCCCGCCTCGCTGGCAGGGTCAATCGCCTGCGTCAGCTTGAGGAAATCGCCCGCCGTGGCCGGCACGGTTTTACCCAGGCCGGCGAATGTGTCGTTAATCAGCTTCTGAGCAGCAGCCAGCTTCTGGCTATCAGTCGCGAACACATCAAACAGCGATGCCTGACCCTGTTGCGCGGTGGTGGTCGCCTCTTTCAGCTTGTCGGCGGTTTTCTTCAGGCTGTCGGCGGCTGATTCAGAAGCATCCGAAACCGTGTCGAATTCGTCGGACAAGTCCAGCAGCGAGTTAAACAGCTTTCGCCCGCCTTCGGTGGTCAAGTCCTGCGACTCAACCAGGGCGCGGAACGCCTCGCGGGTGGCGGGGATGCTCAGGCCAAGTTCGGCAAAGCCGGTGCCTAGCACCTTCTGCGCCTGCTCCGATGCGCGCTGCATCTGCTCGTCGCCGGAGAAAAAATTGGCGTAGTAAAACTGAGTTTTGTTGGCGAGCGATTCCAGCCCGCCGGCCAGATCGATCAGGTCTTCGCGGGCTTTGATTGACGCCAGGCCGACAGCACCAAAAGCGGTAGACGCATCCTTGCCCATCGCCAGCAGAATGGCATCGGTGGCGGTGACTTCCTGATTCAGGCGGGCGAAGGTATCGCTGGCAGATTCGCCGTAGCGGGCGAAGTCTTCGATGTTCGGCACCAGCTTGGTGACAAGCTCGTCCTGCACCTTTTTGAGTTCAGCGGCGATTTTTTCGCCCGCCTTGCTCATGTCGCCGTTTTCACTCAACTGCAGGGCGAATGTGTGGCTGAAACCTTCCAGTGCGGCTTCGGTTTCGACGTTGAGCGCTTTGCCGATGGTCTGCACGCCGGAGACGGCCTGCTTGAGCATGCTGTCGAGCGCCTTGTCCATGTCGGCGTCAATCGCCGATGGGTCAGTCCAGCGGCGATCACTGCGGAACGCGCCACCCTTCTGCGATCGCTCCTGATAGTTCTCCCCGGAGAAGCCGGACAAATCGAACGTGCCACGGATGCCGCGAGCGTCGTCGCTGACGGTGCGGTTATGGCCAAACAGGCGATCCAGCACCACTACGCCAGCGGTGCCGCCGAACAAGGCGAAGTCCTTGGCATAGTTTTTGGCGTTGTTGTCCGAACCCCATCCAGACTTCTGCATCTCGGCAATGGCGTAAGCGGCTGTTAGTGCGCCCAGCACCGGGGCGGCGGCGGCGGCGAAGGTCGCGCCAGCGCCCGTCATCACGGTGGCCGGCCCGCCCATCACGCCGGCGGCGGTCGGTGGCCCCATGGCGGAGACGGTAGACAGCCCGGCGGCCTGCCCCATGCCGGACAGCGCAAAGCTGTTGGCGGCGTTGGTGATGCCGCCAGACATGCCCGCCCATGCCGTCTGCACGCCGGAGAGCACGCCGAACCCATTGCTGATTGACAGCGGCTGGCCATCGGCACCCGGCACGGCTGGCGCGCCAGCGCCGGAGAACGAACCGACGACGTTCAGCACCAGTGGCTTGAGCGTCATCTTGTAG